GTACGGCGCGAAAACCTTTGGAGGTGGTTTGTACGGGCTTCCAGTTGAAGACACCAGCAATATCCTCAAAGCAACCACATGGTCGTTGGAAAATTGGGGTGAGTATCTTTTGGGATGCACAGCCGATGATGGCAAGATTTACCAGTGGCAGCTCGACAATTCTACGCCAGCCGCCGTCTTGTCAAACGCGCCAGTAGACTGCTCCGCAATGATGGTAACGGAAGAGCGCTTTGTGTTTGCGCTGGGTGCTGGAGGGAACCCTAGAAACGTATCATGGTCAGACCGGGAAGATAACAACACATGGACACCCGCAGCGACAAACGAAGCTGGTGACATAGAAATCCAAACAAACGGTGTAATACTGAAGGGTCTCCGCACACGCGGTCAGGCGCTGATACTTACCGATCAAGACGCCCACACAGCAACATACAGCGGCCCACCATTTGTATATGGGTTCCAAAGGGTTGGAACATCCTGCGGGTTGATTGCTGCGAACGCTGCCGCGTCAATAGATCAGGGCGTTATCTGGATGGGGCAGCGCTCGTTCTTCACTTACAGCGGCGGCGCGGTTCAAGCGCTGCAATGCGACGTTGCCGATTATGTGTTTAGTGACATAAACAGCGACCAGAAATCCAAAGTACACGCTGTGGTCAACAGCCGTTTCAACGAAATTTGGTGGTTTTATCCCAGTGGATCAAGCATCGAGTGCGATAGGTATGTCGCATATGACTACGCAGAAAACGTCTGGATGACAGGCACTATTGACAGAACTTCTGGCGTGGATCGCGGCGTATTCCGTCAGCCTCTTTGGATTTCTGCTGAAGGAATTTTATATGAGCAGGAAATAGGATTTAGCTACAGCGGAGTTTCGCCATTCGCAGAGACAGGGCCAATCTTGCTTGGAGTTGGAGATCAAGTGATGAGTGTGAAGGGTTTAATACCTGACGAAAAAACACTCGGGGATGTCAGCGCTTCCTTCAAAACTCGCTTTTACCCAACGGGCGAGGAAAAGACGCACGGCCCTTACAGCATGGAAAACCCAACGAGCCTAAGATTTACGGGTCGTCAGGTGAGAATGCGCGTCACGGGAGACGCCTCCTCAAGCTGGCGTGTGGGCATTATGCGGCTTGACGCGGTAGCGGGCGGTCGCAGATGAGCAGAATTGTTCCACCCCTCGCGCCAGACATTAGGCAATGGGCTGAGAATTTGCGCATCTATCTTAGCCGCGCTTTAGACCAGATGAGCTTCAAGGAGACCTATTCGTCTGCATCCGAAAATGGCGTCTTGCTGTGGGATAACGTGAACGGCTACCCGGTTGTCTCAAAGAATGGTGAGTGGCGGCAGATCATTCTTGAGGATGGCCATGCTGACTTTATTATTACTTCGGACGTTACCGCAGCATCTGCAAACACGGCGTACAAACTAACCTACGATGCAATGTCACACAACCACGGCATTACTCTCGGCACTCCCGCATCACGAATTGTCTTTGAGGAAGCTGGGCAATACGTTCTTTCGTTCTCTGCGCAAGTTTCGTCCAGCTCCGGCAGTACTGTCCACTTCTACTTCTGGCCCAGTATTAACGGAACCAACGTGGATGACAGCGCAATGGCGGCGGCCTTACATCAAAACAACGCAACGCTGGTTACATCTAGGACGCAAGTCTTTACGCTTGCCGCTGGGGATTACCTTGAAGTCAACTTTATGGTTGATAGCACTAGCGGCTTTCTAAACTACACGGCTGCGGCTTCGCCTCGGCCCGCTTTGCCCGCTTCTACGCTGTCAATTACGAGGTTGCACGGCTAGGGGTGTCAAAGTGCGAGAAATATGGTATAAATGTTTAAACCGTTTGGAGTAATAAAATGGGCATCATGGATTTTTTATTTGGCACCCCTTCGCAAAAAGGCCAACTTGATCCGCGAATAGAAGCGGCGAGAAACTTTTTGCTTGAACAAGCTATGCAGCAATCTAGTGCTGGGCCAGTAAATATTCCTCAATATCAAGCGGTTGCCCCGGCGGCAATGTATAGCGGCACAAATGATCTTCTCAGCTCCCTTGGTTTAGGGACGGTTGCACCTCCATCAATGCCCACAGTAAATGTCGGCGGTGTTGAGGCTTACAGTAGTCAGCCATTCCAAGAGCAGATAGAAACTGCCTATGGAGAACAGTATCCCGGTCAATATGAATTTTTAAGGTCGTTTTATAGAGACCCTGTTACTGGAGAACCCGGCACTCGTTCATATGGTTATGTTGATCCAAACGCGCCTGTAACTATGCCCGGTGGCGGCGGTGGTGGTGGTGGAAATCAATATAATAATAGCGACTCCGACTCCACGGCTTACGCTGTAGACTTGCACCATAGTCTATTTCCAGAAACGGCACCGGGTGCAAGCACATACGGTTATGTAAACGACGATGGATTTATTGACGCCCCTGCTCCTTCTTCTGGATTTATGTCAGGCGGCGGTGCTGATGGGGTCGGCAATTTTGGCGCTGTTGGCGACTTTTTTGGAGGGATCGGCAATGCGCTCGGTATTACTGACTATAAATTGTGATGAAAGGTTGTTCCAATGATTGGTTCAAACGTATTTGGGCAAGCCCAGCAATATCAAACCCAAGCGGGTGATGTTTACGGAAACTTGGGAAGTTTCAGCCCAGTAAATATGCAAGCCGCTCAAGCTGGTTCCGCAAGTTTAATGAACGCTGCACAGTTGGGAGAAGCTGAAAGGATGCAAGGTGTCGGTGCTGTTCGGTCTGCGCAAGCGCCGGGGCAGATTGCTGTCAATCAGTTAGCCACAACAAACCTAGACCGATATATGAGCCCTTATACGCAGAATGTGATTGAGGCGGGTCAGGCCGACATTGAGCGGCAACGTCAACTTGCATCAAACCAATTGGGCGCACAGGCGCAATCTGCGGGTGCTTTCGGTGGCTCCCGTCAAGCGGTGCAAGAGGGTGTGCTTGCTGGTGAGGCTTTGCGTCAAGCGGGTCAACTCTCCGCGCAACAACGGCAACAAGCGTTCACTCAAGCTCTGCAATCTGGTCAGTTCGACATTGGAAACGTGCAACAGGCGCGAACACTTGCATCGGGTCAAGAGTTTCAAGCTAATCAATTGGGACAGCAAGCGCGTGAAGCTGCGGCGGCGCGTGAGCAAGCGGCGCGTGCGGGTAACATGGCGGCAGCAAACCAATTTGCTATTCAGCAAGCTCAATTTGAGCAGCAAGCAAACCAGCTAAACCAAGCGGCTCAAAATACTTTCGCACAAGCGCAAGCCAATCGTCAGCAAGCAACAAACCAAGCTAACTTTGGCGGTCAGTTCCAAGCAGCAGGCATCCAATCTGGTGCGGCTGGCGGTATGAGGGGTCTTGGATCAACTATGTTCGGTCAGGGTATGCGCGGTTTAGAACAGCAACAAGCGGCAGCGGCTAGAGCACAAGCTGCACAACAAGCAATGCTAGATGCTGGGCGTCAGCAAACATTGGCTAACTTAGGATACCCCGGTCAGGCTCTACAAACTAGTACTGGTACGTTGGGGGCGCTTCCACGGGCCTCAGTAACGCAACCGGGGCAAACCGGCTTGTTTGGAACTCTAGCAGCCTTCAGTGGCCTCCCCGGCTTTGGATAAGTAAATGGAATTAACGCAGCGCGACCTACTGGCAAAGACACTGCAAGCCGAGGCTGGAAACCAAGGCTATAATGGCATGGTGGCTGTTGGTTCGGTAATTATGAACCGTCTTGCTGGCGGCAGTGATCTCGGCAAGGTTATCTTGCAGCCGGGTCATTTCTCTGCGTGGAATAGCACCACTGGTTATGCTGGCGGCGAACAAGGTCAAAACATGGACTTCACGCCAAGTTCCAAAGCGTATGAAGTTGCTGATGCTTTGCTTTCGGGTAATTATGAAGACCCAACAGGTGGCGCGACCCATTACTACAATCCACAACTCGCTGACCCATCTTGGGGCGCATCTGGTGGCGGTGATTGGATGACTATTGGGCAACACGTTTTTGGTAAAGCAAACAAAGCTGGCCCGAAAGCAATACCCAACAATGGGCAGATGAAAAAATCTTTAGAAGCCGAAATCTTTGGAGGAGCTTCAACAATGGACGGACAACCTACGGGCCGAAATATGAGCCAGCCTAGTGCTATTCAGATGCAGAAAATGCAACAACAGCAAGGATCGGGCGGTCTTATGGGTTTCCTTCGCGACCCTAGAACCCGCGAGACATTTGCCTCATTAGACAGGTCTGGAATGTTGGGCGGCGTTCAGCAACGTGCTGCGGCTGATATAAAAAAGCAAGATGAATTAAATACAGCAAACAGAACAGCGCAGTGGCTCAAAACGCAACCTGATGGTGAAAGATATGCGCAAGCTATAGAAAATGGCATGAACGCAAGCACCGTTTATTCTCAATATATGCGTGATAAATCAATAGATAATGATCCAAGTGTGCAGTCTAGGACTATGCTACCAGACAACTCTGGTGCGGTTGTAATCATGCGAGATGGAAGTCAATTCGTTCTGACATCTGGTGGTCGAAAACTTACCGGAGCAGAAGCTGAAAAATTTGTTGTTGATGCACAAAGCAATTATACATCTCAGCAGAGAGATATTTATGGCGCGCGAAAAGAAGGTGGTCTCGAAGTAGAACTAGAATTTGCATCCGCTATAAAACAAGCCGAAACCGAAGGTGCTAAGAAAGTTTTGTGGGTGGATGAAATTCGCGCAAAAAGAGATAATATTCAAAGCACACTTGGCAGTTACGACATGGCTCTAGCTGCACTTGACGCTGGTGCACCATCAGGTCGCGTTGCGGCACTTCTTCCGACCGTAACTTCTCAAACGCAATTGCTAGAAAGCGCAAAGCAGCAACTCGGCCTTGATGTTATTGGTTCAGTTACATTTGGTGCGTTGAGTGAAAGCGAATTAAATCTCGCAATGGATGCTGGTTTGCCAAGCGACAATTTAAGCCCAGAACAATTGCGAGAATGGATTTTAGAGCGAAAAGATGCCAAGGAAAAAGCGGCTCAAGCCTTGTTGGAAACGGCTCAATACTTATCAAGACCGGGCACAACTTATGAAAGTTATTACAGTGATTTCTTAGGAATAGAACCGGGCAGTGGAACTGCAACTCCCAACACATCATCGGATAACCCATTAGGGCTGACAAAATGAGCATTTTAACAAAATTTCGTGAAGAAAACCCAGCTTATAAAGACTGGTCTGACGAAGAACTTGCATACGGTCTTTACAGCAAGTTTTATAAAGAAAGTAAGCCATTAATCGGTTATGCAAAAGAATTAGGATTTGATAAAAATCAGACACTTTCTTTTATGAAGTATGCTTCTGATCGTGGTGATAAATTAGAATTTAATACGGAACCGTCTGTGGGCGGAAAAATTGTTGGTGCAGTCCGTGGCGGGTTGCAAGGCATGACTTTCGGGGCGGGTGATGAAATTGTAGCTGGTGGTGCTGCGGCTGCAAAAAAAATGCTGCAAGGTGATGATCGTGCCATTGGAGATATTTACGAACAAGAGCTTCAGCGTGAGCGTGGAAGAATAGGTCAGTTTAGAGAAGATGAACCGACCCTTGCTTATGGCTCTGAAATAATTGGTGGTATAGCTGTTCCATTGGGCGCAACCAAAACACTCAAAGGAGCTTTCGGATCTGGCGCTGCTTTAGGCGGCGTAAGTGCCGCAGCGGCTAGTGAAGGTGATATTTATGATAGGCTTTTAGCTATTCCTGTTGGTGCTGCTATGGGCGCAATTCTTGGTGGAACATTTCAAGTTGCGGGAAAAACTATTTCAGACAATTTGCGCGACTATATGTCAAAGAAAGCACAGCAAGCGGCTTCTGAAGGCGCCCAATCCGTGCAGAGTTTAAAACAGGAAGCTACATCCGCATACCAAGAAGCCTATAAGCAGGGCGTCAAGATAAGTCCCGAAGAATTTATGAACTTTTTGACTGACACAATTGACAAGGCGTCTGGAGGTGGTGCGCGTGGTGTTAGTAAAAGTTTAACCCCAAAAAGTGCTGGTGTTCTTAAAGAAATGGAAGATGAGTTGTTTCGTTTAGCAAAAGACGGGATAGGCTTAGATGACATGGATTATTTTCGGCAGCTTGCAAATACCCCGGCGGCTGATTTTGCAAATCCAAACGAACAAAGAATTGCTGGTATAATTCAGGGCGGTATAGACGATTTTATTGGAAATCTGACACCAGATCAATTAGCCGCTGGCGATGCAAAAGTTGCCGTTGATGCTTTGAAAAAGGCGCGGCAAACTTGGTCGCAAATGCGTAAGACCGCAAAGGTGGAAGAAATATTACAAAACGCAAAAACTTATGCCGGTGGATTAGAAAGTGGTTTGCGAAATCAAATTAGTAATATTTTAAGAGACCCCAAAAAACGAAAACAATTTTCGCGAGACGAAGTTTCGCTTCTTACCCAAATTCGTGAAGGAACGCCGCTTGGAAACTTAATAGGTAATATCGCTCAAGCTGGATATTCATTAACTGGTGGACGAAATGTTTTTGGTGGTGGATTGGCGGGGGCTGGCGGTGTAGTCGGAGCCGCTGTTGGCGCGACTGTAGGTGATGGCCTAACAGGAGCAGCGATTGGCGTTCTTTTAGAGCAAGCCGCAACAACAGGAATAAAGTATATTCGTGAAATGGCTATGGAAAATCGAGTAAAATTGTTTCGTGATATTGTTGCTAATAATCTTGCAAGCGAGGTTCAGAAGGCAAACCCCGGTGCATATAGGTTATTAGAAGCGGCAGCTAAGGCGGCAGAAATAGGCGCTCCAGCGGCAACAAGAGCGGGAATAGTTGCTTCAGATGAAGCCGCTGGAATTACTACACGTTAAAAGGACTTTAAAATGCGTATCGAACCAATGGATAAAGACACGGTTGAAGGCATCGTCCAAAAGGCGGTGCAAGATGCTGTTGATTTTATTGAGAGCGAAATCTCTGAACCAAGGATCAGGGCGCAGCGTTACTTTGATGGCAAGGTAGATATTGGGCATGAGCAAGGTCGGTCAAAGGTCGTTGCCACAAAGTGCCGTGATGTTGTTCGTGCAATAAAACCATCCATTCAGCGCGTCTTTCTTAGCACAGAAAACCCGGTTGAGTTTGTTCCCCGTATGCCAGAAGACGTTGCCGTTGCGGAGCAGATGACGAAATACGCTAACTATAAGTTTCAGCAGAACAACGGCTATCGTATGCTCAACGATGTGTTTCAAGATGCTATGGTTAAAAACTGCGGCATTGCGAAAGTAATGTATGAGGACAAAACCGAGACTGAAACATTTACTTACAATGGCTTAACCGAAGATGAGTTTATGTTTTTGGTAGAGGAAGACGATGTTGAGGTATTAGAGCAAACCATCACGCAGCAAATCGAAGTTGACCAAATGGGCGTTGAAATTGAAAACGCTATTTATGACGTTAAGATCAGCCGCACAACTTCTGACGGTGATATTCTTATTACATCTGTCCCGCCAGAAGAATTCTTTGTAGATAAGAACGCTCGTTCTGTTGATGACTTTTTTGTTATTGGACATCGCACAGACATGACTGTTGGTGATTTGCTGGCTATGGGTTACGAGCATAGCGAGATCGAAGGTTTATCTGGCACTATTTCCACTATGGATGCAGAAGCCGAATATGAGCGCCGTGGATATGCAATTGATGAAGACGATGACCAAAGCGCCGACCCGACTTCGAAGAAAGTAGCAGTCACAGAAGCCTATATGAAAATGGACGCAGAGGGTGTCGGTGTTCCGCAGCTTTACCGTTTTGTCTTAGCTGGTGCTGGTTACAAAATGCTTTCTTACGATCCAGCGGATGAAGTTCCATTTGCTGTTTTCGAGGTAGACCCAGAGCCACACGCATTTTTTGGTAGATCGCTGGTTCAGCTAGTCCAAGACGATCAGGATGCGGCAACTGCAATGCTTCGTGGCGTTTTAGACAACGTAGCACTGACAAACAATCCGGGCCTTGAAGTTGTAGACGGCCAAGTTTCAATAGACGATCTTTTAAATAACGAGATCGGTCGAATTGTAAGGGTAAAGTCACCCGGCGCTATTCGTGAGCAAGTTGTTCCGTTTACTGCGGGTTCTACTCTTCCAGCGTTGCAATACTTCGATATGCTGGTTGATAACAAAACGGGCGTTTCTAAGGCCGCACAGGGGCTTGATCCAGATGTATTGCAGTCAGCCACCGCGACAGCCGTTGCAGCCACCATAGAAGGCGCTGCGGGGCAGTCAGAGGTTATGGCGCGCAACTTAGCTGAAGGCGGTATGCGTCAACTGTTTAGATTGATTGCATCTGCAATAATTAAGAACTCAGACAAGGAAGAAATTATCCGTCTGAATAATCAGTTCGTCGCTGTCGATCCTCGAGTATGGAACGCCGACATGGATATTATAGTTAATGTCGGTTTGGGTACTGGCCGCGAAAATGAAAAGGCTGCTGTTCTGCGCGAAACGATCCAGATGCAAATGAGCATTTGGCAGCAATACGGGCCAAACAATGGCATGGTTACGATGACTAATATTCGCAACACTTTGGCAGATACTTTAGCGGCAGTTGGCCTTAAAAATTCAGAGCGTTATTATTTGCCAGTTACGCCAGAGAGTGAACAACAGCTAATTGCTCAGAAGCAGCAAGAGGCAATGATGGCGCAACAACAGCAGCAAGGCGGCGCTCCAGCATCTGATCCAAACCAAGCGTTCTTAATGGCAGAGCAAATGAAAGCGCAAAGCAAAGTTCAAGTCGATATGGCGAAGTTGCAATTGGATGCACAAAAAGCATCTGCCGATCAGCAGTTTAAAATGCACGAACTTGCTATGAAAGACGATTTAAAGCGCGATGAGATGGTTCAAGACCTCGCCGTTGAAGTTGCGAAGATTTTGGGTCAGTATAACGCAACGGTGAATGTTGCTTCTGTTAAAGCGGAACAGGACGCAACACGCGCACACAACGAACAAATGATGGGCGGTTATGGATTACAAGGTTAGGGCATCACGATCCCGGTCGTTAATGCAAAACGAACATTTCCAGCTAATCATGAATGATTTGCGAAACCAGCAACTTGAGGGTTTTGCGAATAGTAGCGCCGACGAAGTGGAAAAACGTGAAGACGCTCACGCCATTTTGAGAGCATTAAACCAAATTGAGTATCTTCTACAGGCGGACGTAAACGCTGAGATGCTCATAGAAAAGAAGGGTAAGCACCGCAATGCCGACTGATCCTAACGATGGAAGCATAGCTTCTGTAACTGAAATGCTGATGGAAACCCCGCAGCAAGATAATTCAAGCGAGGCTGTTGAGGCTTCCGATGAGGTAACTGAGGGCGCTCAGACTGAACCGGAAGAGGTAATGGCTGAGAGCGAGGATGACACTAGCTACGATAGTGATGATGAGGTTTTAGAGCCTGATTATGAAAATGTAGATGAGGATGAATACACCGACGAGCCAGCCGCTCCTGTGGAGCTTTCTGACGATCTTGAACTTGAAATAAAGTCAGATGGTCAACTAAAGAAAGTGACCCTGCAAGAGCTAAAGCGTGGCTACGCTGGGCAAGATTACGTCCAAAAGGGTATGGAACAAAATGCTAATTCTCGTAAAGAGTTAGAGCAATTGAACCAAACCATGCAACAAGAACGTGAACAGTTTTTGCAACGCATTAACCAACTCGAAAATGGTGAACTTTCACAAATGCCCCAGAAGCCGCCAAAGGAACTGCAAAACAGTGACCCTTTAGGTTATTTGGAGCAAATGGAAGAATACCGCGAAAATGCTGCAAAATTTGAAAGCCTTAAACAAGAGGCTGAACAAGTTAAGCAGCAGCAGCAGGCACAACAGGCGCAAGCCAACAATGCCTATATTGCTCAACAAGCTGAACTTCTGAAACAAGAAATTCCAGAGCTGCGTGATCCAGAAAAGGGCAAAAAACTCTTATCTGATATTCACGCAACGGCGACTGGTTATTATGGCGTTCCAGAAGAAATCGTTAGCTCGTTGACACACGGATGGGAATTCAAAATCATGCGTGACGCGGTAGCTTATCAGAAGCTCAAGGGAACAAAGGACAAGGTCGCAGAAAAGTCAAAAACTGCGCGTCCTATGGTTAAACCGGGGGCAAAGCGAACAGAGGATGGTCAAGCGAAACGGCGACAACAAGTGCGTTCTCGGATGAAGAAAAGCGGTGACATAAAAAGTGTCACTTCGTTCTTATTGTCATAGCGAAAGGAAAACACAATGGGTGTTCTAGCTAATACAAACGAAACATATGACGTCACAACTATCCGCGAGGATATTCAAGACGCCTTGATTTCGATCACGCCAACTGAGACAATTTTCATGTCTACAATTGGTACACGCAACGTCGAAAACACTTACTATGAGTGGGGCGAAGTTGATCTTGCGGCAGTCGCAACTGACAACCGCGTAATTGAAGGCGAGTCTGCTCCCGGTAACGACTCACCAACCAATGCGGTTCGCAAAGGGAACTACACACAGATTTCAGACAAAGTTGTCGATGTGTCCTCCACTGCAAACCAAGTCAACGGTGTTGGCGATGCGCAAACAGTTGCAGAGCAAGTTGCTTACAAACTGAAAGAACTGAAACGCGATATGGAAGCAATGTTGCTTTCAAATACTGCCGCGTCTGCTGGTTCTTCTGGCACAGCCCGTGCGACTGCTGGTCTGCCAGCCTTTATCACCACAAACACTGCGTTTGGTACTGGTGGTTCTGCTGGTACAACATCCGGTACAGGTGAAGCTGGCTTCCCTAACGCCGCTGCAACAGATGGCACAAAGCGCGATCTGACAGAGGATATTCTGAAAACTGTTATCGCATCTTGCTGGGATAATGGTGCAGAACCTTCTGTTGTTCTCTGTGGTTCTTTCAACAAGCAAAAAATGTCTGCCTTTACAGGTAACGCTACGCGCTACAAAGAAGCGGAAGATAGCAAGTTGAACGCTGCAATCGACGTTTATGTGTCCGATTTTGGTGAATTGCAAATCGTACCATCGCGCCACATTCGCCCTCGCGATGTGTTCGTACTTGACCCAAGCTATGCTTCGGTCGCTTACTTGCAGACTGCAAAGCAAGAGCCATTGGCGAAAACAGGCCACTCTGAGCGCCGACTTATTTCGGTCGAGTATGGCCTTCAGGTTGGTTCGCAAAAAGCTCACGGCTTTATTGCTGACTGCTCCACTTCTTAATTCGATTGGGGGCTGTAATGGCCCCCTTTCCCCTTTTGGAGTTTTAAAATGCCTAAAGTAAAAATCACGACAGATAAAACATGGGTTGGTGGCTCTCGCGCGATAGAAGGTCAAACTTATGAAGTCACCTCAGAAGAGGCGAAAGTTTTAATTGCAAACGGCTTTGCAGAAGCTGCGGAAGTTAAACGCGCACGGAATAAAAAAGGTCAGTTGAAGTCGGATGATCCCAGCACTCCTGATGTAAATGAAGCATGGGTTGGCGGTAAGAAGCCAAAAAAGAAAAAATGATGGAACAATTAAAAACAAAAATTAAGGAAGAGGACAACAAGGTTGTTATCTCACGCGCACAGGATGTGCAGGCGATCCTTGATTACAATAAAGAAAAACAAATTGCTGGAACTGTTGCGCGTAGCGATATGCGCCATGTGGGCCAAATCCCGTTTGTTGTGGTTGAAAAATGGATGTCCGAGTCTGGTTTGAAACTAGGGTCGAAAGAGTTTGCAGAATATGTTAAGAAGAAACTGTTGAGCGGTGACTACGCGAAACTACTGGTTCACGGATACTGAGGTCATAGATATGAGTAATAGAAACACAGTTGCATCTGCGCATGATCGGATTGATGTTATAGAGCCGCGCGTAACAAAGCTAGAAACCACTGTTCATTTGCAGTTTAAAGAGGTGTTCGCTCGTGTGAAGCGTTTGGAGGCTATCTTGATTGCTACTGCTGGAACTACCATCGCAATGCTTTTAGCAGTGCTTTCCAAAATGAGCTAAAAAAATGATTGACCCTATTACAGCGGTCGGTCTAGCCACCAGTGCGTTTAATATTCTGAAGCAGGGTATAAGTGCGGGCAAAGATATTCAAGAAATGAGCGGCACTCTCGCAAAGTGGGGAGCCGCTTTTTCTGATTTTCAGTATGCTGAAGACAAAACAAAGAACCCTCCATTTTATAAGATGATGTCTGACAATAGCCAAAATGCTATAGAAATCTTTGCCCAGAAAAAGAAAATGGAAGCCATGAGAAAGGAAATAAAAGACCATATATCATGGACTTACGGGCCATCTGCTTGGGAGGAGGTGCTTCAAATAGAAGGTGAGATGCGCCGCATCCGCAAGGAAGAGGCCTACAAAAAACAAGAGGCGATAGACAACGCAATTAACTTTGTTGTTGGTTCAGTCATATTCTTAATTGCTGGGGCTGGTGTGGTGACAGGCTTTTATTATCTTGGTCGTTATCAGGGGAAGTGGTGATTTGTGGTTCTTAGTCTGGTTTCAGGTTATAAATAATAATATTGAGCATTATCAACTCAATCAGTTTACTACTGAAGGTGAGTGCGCAGAAGCCCTAGAAGATGCAAAGGTCTTGATAACCACCAGCCAAACAACGGTCTATTGCTTTGAGGTTATACCAGAATAGAAAAGGAAATTACGTTGTATATGACAAAGATGAAAAAGTTGTTATTATCACGCATCACAAGCACCACGCGATAGCGTATGCAAGGAGTTTGAAATATGCCAAATGAATTTGATCTAAACGGCAATGGAGAGATTGATCCGATAGAGCACGAGATCATGCTGGAAGATCGCCGCCGCCGCAT